TAGATATCAAAAGTGATATATGTTCATCTTCTCTAAGTGATGCTCTATTAGGATTAATTTCATTATATGGGTCTAGCAGTAATCCATCGATATTAAATTCTTCATGACAGGCTCTAGCACGTTCTAGAATCCAATCTATATCAGGTGAATCTTCTCTTTTGTCTACAAAAAGAAAATGCTCATGAATAAAATCAATAGCATTCATTACTTCTGTTTCACTAGCTCGATATTCAAACATGTGGTCAAAAGGTTTTTTGCAGAATTTCTCAACAAGTCTTTTTAGATTAACTGCTGATGAATGCTCAGGTGAGAATATCATATACTTAAATCCATGCTCTATAGCAGTTCTCATTGCTATCTCTAGTGTTAGACTTGATTTTCCACTATTAGGTGTGCCTGTAAAAAGATTAAAAGAGGGTTTAATAATCTTAAAAAATGGGTCTATTGATTTAAATCCACAATAATACCTTTTTTGGCTCTCACCTCTGTATAAAGCCCATATATTTTCAGTTAAGTCTTTTGCTCGATGTATTCCATCTACTTTGGTCATAATCATTTCTCCTATGTATTAACCTGCAAGAAAATTTCTATTCTTACGTTTCTTTTCTAATATATTTGGTTTTTTATATATATTAGTATTGTGTGACAATTTGTCATAACCGATTGTCGTATTTGTCACATGTGACATATTGTCACTACCGACAATATATTGATTCACATTATTAACTTTTCCTTTGACTTTACCTATTTTGATAAACCCTTTTTTTTCTAAGTCTTTAATATGTCTCAATACACTTCTGCTAGAACAATGACATAGTTTTGCTATATGTTCGACACTAGGAAAACATTTACGTTCTTCATCAGCATAATTAGCCAACATCAATAATATTAGTTTGCTAGTCGTTGCTTTAGTATCTTGCTTAACTGCCCATGCCATACATTCAAATGACATTATTTGATTCCATAAAAATCATTAGCATCTACTTTCTTTTCTGTGCATTGATAGATTTTATGCATATTCTCTTGTCTTGGTATCTTCTCACCATAGTAGTATTTAGATATTGTAGGAAAGGGAATATCACATTTCATTGCAAATTTTGCTATAGAAAGCTTTTCCTTTTTTAAATATTCGTTTAGTTTCATTATAACTCCTGTTATTATTGTTCCCCTGAATTGTAATATAAAATGAGTATAAATAAAAGCTTTACATACAACCCATTTCATATTAATATCCTTAGTACATATTAGACCTGAGCATGTCTGTCTACGAAACTGCTCATAACCAACTTATAGGAGAAATATAATGGCTATAACTAAAATACAAGAGAAGCAAGATAGTGAACTTAGATTGGCTAGTGCATTGAACTTGTTTCAAACACTTAAAGTAAGTGCTAAGAAAGATGGAACTAATCCACATTTCAAATCTACTTACTCAACATTAGAAGCAGTAATAGATGCTGTCAATCAAGGTTCAGCATTTGGTCTGTTCTTTACACAACACATTCATGAGCATGAAGGTAAGTTATTCGTTAAGACTGTTATGAGACATGTAAACGATACTGACACTTATGAAAGTTGTGTGCCTGTACCATGTGCTAATCTTCAGAATGCTCATCAAATGGCTAGTGGAATAACCTATGCAAAACGTTATGGATTACAATCTTTATATGGACTTCCATCTGAAGATGATGATGGTAATAATGCTGTCAAACCACAAGCACCAAAAGTAAATCAAAAAGTAACTAACGAACTATAGGAGAATAATAATGGATGTAAATGAAGTTATGAATCAAGTAAAAGATATTGAACAACGTGCTGAAAATGGCACGTTGCAACAATCAGAAGCAATCAATGGCACATTGAATGAAGCAAGAGAATCTGATGAGTTGATTAAACAAGGTAAGATTGATGATGGCTCAGAATATGGAAAACAAATCTGTGTGGTCAAACAATTCAATCGAGCAGGTGAACAATACTATTCAGTCTATGAAAGGGTTGGATATATTGCAGTTGCAGATGAACAAAACAAATATGATATCTATGGAGCTATGAATACTAATAACAAAGATTATAAAGTATATGGCTATAAGAAATCAGGTACATCTCAATCAGGAAACCAATATGAATTCATATCATTGGTTTTACATGAAAAAGATGATATAAAGAAAGTTGAAAAGGATGATGTTCCTTTTTAGTTTTCATATTTTGCTCATTAGAAACGACAGTCATAATCGTTTCTCCTATGTAGATAGGCTGTTTGTACCCCTTCAGCCTATCTACTCACAAAACAAATCGGAGAATAACAATGGATAGAACACTTGGAATTGGTGGTAGTGATGCTAAAAGAATCATTGATGGTGATTGGCATTCACTATGGCTAGAAAAAACAAAACGTGTAGAACAACCTGACTTATCAGATGTATTACCTGTACAAATCGGAATTGCTACAGAAAAACTTAACCTTGATTGGTTAGAAAGATGTCTTGAGAAAAGTCATTGTGAACATACTAAAATCAAACGTGATATCACACTAGAACAAAAAGATTTTATGATGTCTCATTTAGATGGATTAATAGAAGAATCTAATATCGTGGTTGAAGCAAAACATACTTACGAAAATAATAATCTAGAGAATGTAGCTCAATATTACTACTGTCAGATGCAACATTACATGATGCACTCAGGTGCTAATGAAACATATCTTACAGTATTTTTCGGTAACAGAAATCATGATTGGACATCAATAGAATCTGACCCTGAGTTTCAAAAGACACTTTACAATGCTGAGAAAGCTTTTTGGAAATATGTTGAAGAAGATAAAGAGCCAAAAGATTTTGCACCGATAGAGCAACCTAAAGAAATAAAACTAGATGGCATGAGAACTCTTGATATGAAAGATAATCAGCAGATGAATACGTTGATTACATCACTAAAAGAATGCAAACCATATGTTGCTAAACATAAAGAGATAGTTACTGATATCAAAAATCTAGTACCTGATGATTGCAGAAAAGCAATCGGTAATGGTGTTGTGATATCTAGAAGTAAAAAAGGAACATTAACACTTCGGGAGAATGCAAGTGAGTAGTTATTCTCCCATGCCTAATCAGTTCTTTAGAGAGTTCTGTCAGCCTGATTTAAATACAAATCCTATTTATGGTTTGATTCATAAATCAATTAATTCAGATACTCGTTTAAACTTTTTAGAAGAAATAGAAGAAAAGAAAAAACCGATACAAGCAAAAATAAAATCAGGTGCTAAAGGCATCAGACAAGTTGATGCTTGGAGATTACCAATAGAATCTTACATCGGTACACAACTTAATTATATTATTTTAGATTTGAATGAAACTTTTAATTACAGATTATCCTGTATACAAGATATTCAATATCTAGAATATAAAGTTGGTGATTACTATGATTGGCATTCTGATGTATCAGATGGATTAAGTTCATTAAGAAAGATAAGCATGTCTTATGTTTTAAATGATGACTTTGAAGGTGGTGATTTAGAATTTTTTCATGGTGGTGAAACCTATGTAATAAATGCAAAAGAAGAATCATTGATTGCATTCACAAGCTTTATTAATCATCGAGTTAAAAAAGTAACAAAAGGTGTTCGTAAAGCATTAGTGGTATGGGTCAATGGAGAATCGTGGAGATAAAAATATGATAACTAAAAACGAAATAAACGAAAAAGATATGATTGATGCTATCAATGAATTAGAAGTTTTATATCGAGTACATAAAGATTATGTATATAGAAATGATACTGCTGGACAAGAAGATGTAATGATTGGTGTTGTAGAGGGAAAAAAAGAAGTACTAGCTGATATTAAAAAGATATTAGATTCACTAAAGGAGAATAACAATGACACAAAAAATGATGAAAGATGAAATACAAAAATGGACAATATCTGCTCAAGAAGTCTTGGGTAGGATGACTGAAACTAAAGATAAATTGGTCAAAGACCTCAACTATAATCAAAAACTATGGAATGACCTGCTACATCAAAAGGAATGGAATCAGGAAACATTAGAACTCAGTTGTCAGTATATCAAGGCTATAAATAGCCTGATTGACACAATAAATAAGATAAATGGCATAAAAATAGCTCCTGATGAGGAAAAAAAGTAAAAAAAACTGAAAAAAAGTGCTTTTTGGGTATTGTATTATACTTTCAGTATTGTATACTTAACGTATAAGTTAATTAAGACTTATATAGAAAAGGAGAAAATTATGACAAACGAAAACTACTACGACAAAGAAGATAAACTAACAATCAAAGCAGGTGAGCATCCTAACTTTGAGAAAATAGAAAATGAAGAACTTGAATCTATAGGTATGATTGCTTACACAGACAAAACATGCCCAAGAGCAAATGCAATATTATTCTTAAAAGGCACAAGAGGTGCAAGACACATATGGTGGTCTACAGCATTTCTTGATGATGCAGAAAGAGATGTTGCTATTCAAAACACAGTTGAGAAAGCAAGAAGATTTAGAAGTGTTGGTCGTAAACCAAGCAGTTTAAATTGGTCAGCATGTAAACCTGAATGTATGGGTACACGAGGTTTATAATAAACGAATGGTGTGGGTATCACCTAAACTACCCAAAACTAAATAGGAGAAAAATATGACAATATATAGATACAAAAATAAAGAAGAAGCAAATGGGAGACCAATATCCGAGCAAGGTTTGTGTGGAATATTTGCAATGTCTTTAGCAGTTAATAAACCTGTGCAAACTGTGTTCAATGCTTACAGAAAATATTTTCGTATGAGCAAGGAATGGAGAGGTCGTACAAGAACAGAAAATTATGCTACTTTTTTAACAAATAAATATAAAAGGAAAGTTAGATATATTATCAATGAATATGAAGGTAGCAAAATGTCTCTTAAAAAGTTTATAGATGAGCATACTGCAAGAGACAAAAGTTACATCATTTCTTATCGTGGTCATGCCATGTTCATACATAATAAAACATGTTATGACCAATCATCTATAGTTGAATATAAATCTATAGGTAAAAGAGATTCTTTTGAAAGAGAATCTTATTATGGGAATACTTATGTGCAATATTATGGTGGTCAGAAAAATGGAATTGTAAAGTATGCAATAGAAGTTACTAACTCATTATTCAAACCATCAAGAGTAGAAAGGGAACAAATATGAAAACAAAAACAAGCTTTAGCAAAAGCAAGATGAAACAAAGAGCACGTTCTCTGATTGTATCTAAATTGATTAAGTCAGGAATGAATCCAACAAGTGCTAATGAACTTGTGATTGCATATAAAAACTTATAAAAAAATAAATCGTGGGAATTGATTTGTGATAGAATTGATTCCCACACAAAATCAAAAACAAGGAGAAATAAACATGATAGACAATGTGAAAGTAATTAATTACTTACAAGATAGAATCAAAGAATATAAATCAGGTGATTCTAAAATAACCCACGAAGACCATAAGTCTGATATTGCAACTCTAAACTTTTACAAAGAGCATTTAGGGAAACTGAATTCTTAGCAATGGGTTGCTGAGAAGTAACATGAGATGTTATAGAACAGGTGGGTTGTGACATTCCCATCTGTTACATCTAAGGAGAATAAAATGACTGACAATGTAAATCATCCTAAACATTACACACAAGGTAAGATTGAAGTAATCGATTTTATCCTAGACCAAAAGATGCCTTATCTTGAATCCAATGTCCTGAAGTATATTTGTAGACACAGATATAAGAATGGATTAGAGGATTTAAAAAAGGCTCAATGGTACATTAATAAATTAATAGAAGTGACTGAAAATGAAACATAATTCTGATTTTAGATATGACCTAGAGACAGGTGTGTTAGCTGAAGAAGAATACAGTAAAATATTAAAAGATTTATATGATGGTAAACATGAAGTCAAAGCAGAACAAGATAAATGGAAAGAAACAGGAAACATGTTTGTTGAATTTAAATCTAGAAATAAAGACAGTGGCATAACAACTACAAAATCTGACCATTGGGTTGTATCTTTTTATAAAAAAGAAAAATTGTGTTTCACTTTATCTGTTCCGATTGAGAACATGAAAAAGATTGCTAGAAAATATTATCAAGCAGGAAAGATTGCTGAAGGTGGTGATGAGAATACTTCAAGAGGTATTTTAGTACCAATCAGTGCAGTATTGTATTTTAACTACTAGGAGATAAAAATGAGCTATCAAATAATTGAAATAACCAATAAATCAACAGGTGCAGTAGCATCTAAATACAGAGGATTTTTCGGTGGTAAACATGACACCGAAGAAGAAGCAAATGATATATGTACTATATTAAATTACCATAGAGGTGATAATGTACATTACATAGTTCAACAGGAGAATAACAATGAAAGATAAAATACTAGAAATATATGAGCAACATCAAGATACCATCAAATGTGTGGTATTTATCTCAATAATAGCTATATTTTGGGATATTGTGCTATAATTAGTTATATTTCTCCGAATATGAGGAGCTAGAATACCCTATTTTAGCTCCTTTTTAATGTCTAGGGTACTTTGGTACCACCCAAAATTTAAAGCCCATAAAATCGATTATAGGGATTCTGTGCAGGAAAATGTGATTCCATAGAGTGATACATTGTTAGCATTCCATCCTAATTCATTAGAATCCATTCTCATGACTGCTTTGGTATTAGAATAAGTTACAACAT